CCAGTAGGCCCACTACAAGAGCTACCACCGCCTGCGCATCCATCTACTTAGCCCCTATGCCAAACTGCTTCTCATTAGGTGCTATGGCCTTAAGCAAAGGCCCTACAAGGCCTGCTATAAAAGCATTAGCCAAGACTTTAGGATCTGTAATACCGCTCATATAAAGGACTGCCGCGCAGGTTAGCGCGTGGCGTAGATATGACAGGCCAGCTGCCGTAAGTTGTTCTTTCATTTATTACCCCTTTTCTAGCCCTAGTTTTGTAGTTAACTCTGCAACCTTTGCAGGGCTAAGAGTGACCTCAAAGTGCATATCATCGGGCCTAGTCTTAAAATCGCCGCCCCACTTAAGGCCGTACTTTCTAGCTAGTGCGCGGATCATAGGCACTTTTTCAGCTGGAAAGGTGTCGTACTTGCCTAGCGGATGCTTTGTAGCGTTAAGGTCTATAGCTGTGCCGGATGAGTGACAGGAGAGTTTTGTGGGATTACCTCTCACCATCCTGTAGGCATAGCCCCAATCGTCAAAGGTTCCCTCATCTATCGGCTCTATTAGCTCGTCAAACTCAGCGGCAAAAGCGGCCAGCAGTGGGCCTACAGCTTCAGCGCAGCGCAGCTTACGATCCGTACCCTTGACAGGGTAGGACTTAATACCTATCTCACTAGGATCCTTAGAGGCAGGCCAGCCGTTGTAGCTAGTCTCCATTTGTATCCTCACTATAAACAGGATGAGGGCATATAAAAATATCTAAATCAGGATCGTATTTATATCCAATACCTGCAAAAACGCCTCTAAAATTATTGTTGTAGCTTGTTTGTTTCCACACGCCGCCGCCTGCCCACTCTGTAGCGTATGCCTCTATGTAAGGCTCGTAATCATTGTGTACAACAATTACACGTATCACTACGTTATTCTCGTCTAATTCTGCTACGTGTGCCATTAGAAAGTCACCGATCCGCTTCCTGTCCATTGATAAATTTTATAACCGCCCGTTGTTGTAAAGGTGGGCGATCCTGTTGTCGAAACGGCATCTGCAAAGGTGTCAGCGTATCTAATACAAACAAAACCAGATGCGCCGTTGCCGCCTTGTTGTATGCTTGTTATTGCATTACTACCACCACCGCCGCCAGATCCCACATTTGCAATAGAAGCATTAGCACCATTAGCACTTGCACCACCAGCGCCTGCACCAGCACCTCCTGAGGTTCCACCGCCGCCAGTTCCACCGCCACCACCGCCGCCAGCATAAGCAACGCTACTCCCAGTTATAGAGCTGTTTGATGATGTTCCGCCAGCGCCGCCGACACTACCTGAAACGTTACCCCCAATACCACCTTTTCCACCACCGCCGCCAGCAGATGCAGCGCCAGTACCTGAACCGCCATTATTACCCTCTCCAGCTGTTCCTGTGCCAGCTGTTGATCTACCGCCGCCGCCTGAACCACCATTTTGACCAACACCGCTACCTGCTGACGGAAAATCACAAGAACCTTGCCCGCCTTTTGTTGATGTAATAGAACTAAAAACAGAGTCATTGCCATTGCCAGCTGTTGTGTTTGTAGTTTGTCCAGCACCGCCTGCGCCTATAGTTACTGTTAATGGCGAACCAGCGGCAACAGATAAACCTGTAGCCGTACGCATACCACCTGCGCCACCACCACCACCACCGCCACCACCTGCAGATGATTTGCCACCACCGCCTCCCCCGCCAGCAATTACAAGGTATTCAACACTTGTTGTTGTCGGTAAAACGCGTAACCTGCCAGAACTAGACATAATCCCAAGCATTGGAGACATTATGAAATATCTCCAAACACGATCCAAGAATTAGCAGCTAGTTTTTTACAGGTTGCACCGCTATTAGCCACTCGTAATTTAGGCGTTGCACTTGTAGCACCTGTAGATATAACTGTAGTAGTGCCTGGGGTAACAGCCCCGATAGTAGGTTGGCCTGCGCCAGTAATCCAAAAGACGTTAATCTCTGTGCCTACTGCAAAGTTAAAAGTAGCATCTGTAGGTATATTAAATTGTGTTGTCGAGGCGTTATTCATTGAAAATATATTGCCTTCATCACCTGTTGCAAAAGTATAGGCCGCTGTTTTAGCTGAATAGGTAGATGAAATCTTAGGTGATGCAATAACTGGGGATGCTCCAAAAGAGGTTAGAGATGAGGCAGTCACATTTGATGCAAGGGTTGCACCAGTAAGTGTGCCAGCAGCAGCGGCGCTACTATCGGCCGCATCATAAGCAAAATAGAAAGCCGCACTTGTTGTATTAAAATAAAGCTGTCCACCATCGTATTGTTGTAAAGCCAAGGTAGAGCTAGTGCCTACTGTTGCTGTACCAGCTGTAATAGTGCAAACACCTGCACCTACATTTTGAATAATGACAGTATCCCCAGCTGCAAACAGGGCAGTATTGACAGTAATCGTTGTACTACTAGCGCTGTTCATCTGTACGACTGTGCCAGCATCGGCGGCTACTAAGGTATAACTGGCAGTCTTAGCCGTAGTAGATCCACCCCCCATAGCAGTTTGCTGCAAGCTAGTCATCTGTGCAGCAGTTAGCACCTGACCAGTTGTAAAGGTTTGTTTAGTCATTTTTTATGATCTCCTTAGTAACTTAATACGCCTGTGTCGAGTAGTCCATAGATAGCCGAGTCCAAAATAAAGCCGTCAATAATTGGCTCTAAAGTTGTAAGTGTTGTTTTCCAACTGTTAGGCGTAATGCTTTGTGCCACGCCAAACACCTGCAAAGTTTTTGTAAGAGTTGAGGCCCCTGGCTGATTGGTTGTGATTGTCACAGGGTCGAAGTAATCAAGACTCAATGCTGCAATAATGCCGTTGTTGTAATTGTTTGTGTATAGATCCAGTTTTATAGCATCGCATCGAACACTTGTCTCAGCTCTTGAAGCAACATAAGCCTGGGCATAATCTAGGGCTACTGCATCTGTCTGCATTAAAAGGTTTTGCTGGTTATAGCTGTGAGAAAAGTACTTGTCTATGCTGGGCTGATTGACAGCAGTTTGGGCTGTGCCACCTGTTCTAGTGATTGAGGCTGAGTTATAAACCAAGGTGTCATCCAAGCGCCAAACAGCATCAAAGTAACTAATAGCTGTGCCGTTATCGTTAAATACAGTAGGGGTGCCTGCGATACTGCCAACTGTGACAGCTCTATCTTGGAAGACAAAAGAGCCTGCTGCATCTACATACAAGGCGCCGTACTCACTAATCTCTACAGTTTGCATAGCTGCAAGGCTTGTGCGAGCAGTGCCAGGATCGGCTTGCATAGTGGTTAATCCTGCATCAATATCTCTCATAGAAGCTGGCCATGAAATAGCATCGAGTAAATTGTTAATCCTTGCACCGCTGAGCTGACCAGCTGAGGTACCTGCCACCGTACTAATCTGAGCATTTTGGGCCAACCTAAAAGCATCTACAGCTGTAATAGTCGTATAAACAACATCCTCAGCATTTTTAGGGGTAGTAGTTGTATAGCTTGTAATGAAGCCTGAAAAGATTGGATAGGTAACGCTGGCATAGGTAGCTGTTATTTGAACTTTACGCATAGGGGTTAAGAAGGTGTAGTAAGGGGAGCTAGAGTTTTGTGGGTTGAAGTCTCCATTTTGATCCACGATACGCATGGTTAAGCTGCCAGTCTGGAATTGATCGGCTTGAGGATTTCGCCCGCGCATTGTCTCAATACTGTTTACAACATCTGATACATCCACAATAACGGCAGTGCTATCGGCAAGAACATTAGTATCTAGTATGCCTGTATCTAGGATCATGGCCTGAGCAAAGCTAGGGCCAGTACTAAAGTTAATGACCGCGTTAATTACTGGCAGTGTCATGCTATAGCCCCAGCGTAGTTAAGGTTATTGCCGTAGCGGTTATTTTCTATCACAGCATCTTGCACCACTTGGATGAGGCCGCTGGTTTTATCCACAATAGTTATGGTTACATTAGATGGACTGCCAGAGGCACTACCTGAAGTCATACCTAGCATGGCTGGGTTAAAAGGGTTGTAACCCCCAGCAGAGTCAATCCTGGCACCTGAGGCATAGATACTTGGAAACAGTACAGGCGATGGCCCTGGAATACCCGTAGGACTTTTATTAGGATCTCCCAAAATAGGAGTACCGTGAGTTGCCATACTGCCACCAGTGCCAGCCCCTATAAGCCCTAACAGCCTTATTGCCTCATTAAGGTTAGCCAGGTTAATTAGATCCTTAGGCAGAATACTTGCAAGAATATCTTTTATATCTTTGAGCTTAACTGCTTGACCAGTCAAGGCACCGAGTACCAGCAGGTCTGCATTGAGCTTGGCTGTTGCATTAGTAATGGCTGCAACATCATTAG